CTCTGTAGGCCCGTCAGACGCTCTGTAACGAGTTGAATCTGATAGTTCCTACGCGTAGCCGTACCAGGTTTCGCAAGCGCGTCTGAGGCCCGTGAAGCGGTTAGGTGGCCTAACCTTGCTTTGTACCAATCATCAGTTCTTTGTTCCATGTTGCACCTTTAGTATCCCTCGTTCGATCATTGCTTGCATTGTGTTTATGTACGCTTGGTTCCAGAAGTCTCGACGTTCCTCGCGAGACATTTCTTTTCCCTGGTCTAAGTATGAGTGGCATTTGTAGCAAAGAGATGCTACTAAAGCATCAGAGACTTTAATGCCCATGCCTTTGCCTTGGTTCCTATGAGCGGCAACCACAGTTCCGTCCTCACAAAAACAAGATCCGCAAGGCAGATGCCTGCAAGCCTCAAGCAGCTTTTTGTTTGAGTACATTGATCTTCCTCAAGTCAAGTTCAGCGTCCTTCATTTCATCTGTCCAGACTAAGCCCTTCTCGATTGCGTACTGCAATAGTTGCTCTACGAGATCCGAAAACTCAGACACGGTAAGCGAAGCAGTCGAAGGCTCGATCTCTTTGACTTGACCACCAGGAAGCTCAACGACACGAGATGGTAGAAACCTTGTCTTAGCCCACTCATGCCAGATGTCCTGTGTGTATTGCTGGCCCATTAACTGTTCCGCACAAGCTGTCAGGATTGACCAATAAAACCGATTCTGAGCCGCTGTACGAGGAGGTTTGGTAATAGTTACCATGTAACCCAATTCAGCGCCTTGTAGAGCCTCTACAGCCTTCCTACGGTCATTCTCAGTCGTTAAAATCAGTCGCATTGAGCCTCCACCAGTTGTAATTTGCTCTAAAAGCTCGTCTTGCCATGTCTGGGAACTTATCGTGGTAATCCGAGAACATAGCTTCCAAGAGTCTCCTTCTAAACACCGGACCGTTTACATCCAGCCACATAAGCCAAGAATCAACGTCAGCTTCCTTGCCGTTCCCGATTAAAAACCTCATGGCGGTTATCGACTCGGTGCTTGGCTTTTTGTTGTACGGAGCGCGACACGCATCTTCTACTGCCAGGTTTATGACCGACCACAAGAGTTTTTTGCAGCGGTCAGTCTGGATGTCGTCGATCAAGCCTTCTTCAAAGCGGTCTAGGTTCATTTGACTTCCGTAAGTGATTTCTTCTTGGCTTCGTAAACAGCGACGAGTTCTTTTATTTCTGGCTTGTCTTTCATAGCTTTATAAGCCGGAGAGAACTCTGCTTTTAACGCGTCTAGCGACTCTGCTGCTTCGAGTTTTGACTTGTAGGCCTCAAGCTCATCGACCTTTTCATCGGAAGGCAGATCTTCTCCAGCGTAGATATAAAGACCGATGCCGTGTAAAGCTATTGCCTTTGCTAAGCACCTTTGCATAGCCGTATTGACTGCAAAAGCATCAGGATTAGAGATCGCCTTGTTTCTGTGGTCCATAACCGGAAGTTGGGCAGTGCGAGAAACTCCAAATGCTTTGACCTCGCAGAACACCATGACTGTTTCGCCCCACATTTGGTGAGGCTTGTACTCCCACGTAGCACTCGGATCGTTGAGCAAAAGTTGTTCTACAGCCCATGCCCATGATAGATACGACAGGTTGTTTTTCTTCTCGATCTTGCTGTTGACGTTGATTTTGTTGAGTTCAGCGAATTTCATGTTTAGCTCCTTTACTTTATGAACAGGAAGAGCAGCGTTCCGTAGAATATTCCCAATAGCGTGCATAAGATCCAATCACTCCTCGTCGGTTTCCATTTCTCCAAGTTCAAACTCCTGTTGTTCCAGCTGTTGTTGGTGCTCACGTTCTCTCTCCCTGTCGTATTCCCAAAGTTGTCTATCTAGCCACCAGTCATAGTTCATTGTTTTCATCCCTAACGTAGATCACACAGAACTCTCTGTGGTTATCGTGGTCGAACACTACTGCCATGTTTTTAGGCAGGTTGTAGTTGTCGTAGAAGTGTTCCTTGATGATTTCGACTAGTTGCTGTTTTGTAAGTACGATCTTCATGTTTTCTCCTTGTTGCGATGGAGTAATCTTAGGCTCGATAAACCATTAAGACTGTCGCCGTAATGACAATCTCTGCCACTGACACCAAGAAAACACGCCGTTCGTCGGTTAGTCCTACTCAGAGGTCTCTAGCTTTACTTAGGGAGCGAGGTTATTTATGCCAAATAGTCGAGCACTGGAACCCTTGGGCTCGTATTCGACAAGACCTTTTCAGTATCGGAGACATACTTTGCCTCAGAGACGAAGAGACGCTGCTGGTGCAGACAACGAGCAGGGCCAATATCAACGCTAGGGTGAAGAAAATAAGCGAGTGTGAGCATCTTCCGGCTATCCTGAGAGCAGGTTGGAAGATCGAGGTTCATGGCTGGGCAAAGCTAAAAGAGGGATGGGTTTGCAAAATAATAGAGCTATAATGCTGCTATAGTTGTACGGCAAGGGATACCCCGACGGGGGGAAAAGTGGTCTCATCACCCACCTGCCCTTTGCATCTTTCAGTGATGACTAACCTTGATGGGGTTTTTATGCACTACTACCAACACCATATCGGTGACTTCATAAAAGACACTTCATTCCTGACCAACGAAGAGGTTGGGATTTACATGAAGCTGCTCTGGCTTTACTACGACACAGAAAAACCTTTGCCAGACTCGTTGTTTGAGCTTTCCATGAAAGTCAATGGGCGAGATAAAGAGCAGGTGATCTCAGGGCTTCTAAATATGTTCTTCACGCTTGAAGAAGGAAGCTGGCATCACAAGCGATGCGATAGAGAGATAGGACACTATCATCAGCAGCTAGAGTCTGCTTCTAAGGCTGGAAAAGCATCGGCCGCTAAACGAGCGATGAACAAGCGTTCAACGGGCGTTCAACAGCCGTTCAACGGGCGTTCAACGACCGAGCAACCAACCAATAACCAACAACCAATAACCAATAACCAACAACCAAATATAAGCACACGCTCGGCAAGCTCGCTTCGTCCTGATGATGTTGATGAATCGGTTTGGGCTGACTTCAAGGCTCTTAGGAAGGCTAAGAAATCGCCTATCACTGACACGGCCATAAAAGGGATCAGGAAAGAGGCTTCTAACGCAGGCATATCGCTTGAGAAGGCTTTGCAGCTTTGCTGCGCTAGAGGCTGGCAGGGATTTAAGGCTGAGTGGGTTACAGACGATCTCAAGAAGGATGACCATTACAAGCAGTCTTTGGACATCATCTTCGGCAGAAACAGGCGCGAGAAGGACATCACGCCTCGTCAAGACTTGTTGGAGGGCTAATCATGGACTTGCAAGTGATCGAAGCCATCTTCAAGAAACTTTCTATGACCTACGGAAAGGCTTTTCTCGACCAGTATCGAGACATGAATATGCAGGAGGTTATGGAGAACTGGGCTCACGAGTTATCTGGCTTTGCAAACCTTCCTCATGCCATCTCTTATGCGGTTGAGTGCTTGCCTGGTGACAAACCTCCCAATGTTTTGCAATTCAGGGCTCTATGCAGGCAGGCTCCTCCTCCGTTCTATCAGCGTCTCGAAATGACGATAGATAAGACTAAAGGCTTAGAACAGGTCGCTAAGATTAAGGCGATGATGTCAAGACAACAAAAGGAGGTTCTATGAACGAGAAAGAAAGAGCATACAAACTGCTACACAAGCTGGCAGAAGAAAACGACTATGTGATTGTCCATAGCCGAGAGTTGCGGATTCTTTTGCAAGACTTGAAGTTGGCAACCAAGACCTTGCAAGAAACAGAAATCGACATGACAGGAGATATGGCATGAGACAAAAGGTTAGCAGGGGTGAGTTTTGTCTAAAGTACCTACAGTCAAGATCGACACCGGTTACGACTGTTGAACTCGCAGAGAAGTTAAAAGTTAGCCCACGGTCTATCCAGAACTCGTTAGAGCCTCTCATTCTCGATGGCAAAGTCATTAGGGGAATGGTCTGGAAGCAATCTTCTCCGGCTAAGAAAGCGGGGCTCTCTTATTCTTATCTTGCGGCAGACTCAAAGGTGAAGAAGAAGATTCTGCAAAACGGGTCGGTCGAGGAAGTATTTGAGATCAATTTCAACAACCCTTTCAATCTGAGGGCATCATGAAGAAAAGACAGATGACTGACAGGTTGCAGGGCATGGCTGAAGATGATTCTGTGGCTCACGTTTACCGGATTGAACCAAACGGTAGACCTTGTGTTGCCTGGGATGATGCGAGTGAAATTAAGGTTGGCGCAAAACTTTACGCTGCGCCGCGTGAATGGGTTGGGCTGACGGATGAAGAGGTTAGTTATTGTCGGTATGCAGCAACTTTCTGTGATGAGCTAGACACGGCGTATATGGCGGAGCTTATTGAGCAAGCCTTGAAGGAGAAGAACACATGAGCGAAAACAAAAACGCAAAGACACCAGCAGACGGGCCTGTGGCATGGAGTTGCCAGTGTGGCAGGCCTTATACGGTTACCTGTATTTCAAGCAAACCACAAAAGAAGGAATGGGTTGGGCTGACGGATGATGATTATGAGGAATTATTAAGGACTAGAGAGTGGGGTGTTTCTTTGATTGAAGCCGTCGAAGCCAAACTAAAGGAGAAGAACGGTGGATAGAGACGACATTATCAAGATGGCGAAAGAGGCTGGATTTGAAATTAACAGCCTTGGTTGGACATACACGCAAGGATTCCTATCCGAGCATCTAGAACGCTTCGCTGCACTTGTCGCAGCAGCAGAGCGTGAGGCGTGTGCGAAGTTGTGTGATGAGAAGGTGGACGCTGAATACAAGACAGGTAAGGTCGACCATAACGAAATGGCATGGACGCAAGCATGTTTAATAGCCATTAGAGCAAGGGGTGAGCAATGACACGAGACGATGGAGGTCCAGCATTTCCACGACCCGGATGGCCGAACGAAACAGGAATGACCTTGCGTGATTACTTTGCAGCCAAGGCGATGCAAGGTCTGTTTAGTTGCGGAAAAGCGCACGATGAGCATACCGCACACGTCACCGCAAAGGCGTCGTATTTGCTGGCCGATGCCATGCTGAAAGCGAGGGAAGCATGAAGCAATGCAAATGCGAACACTGGCAACAATGCCCCACACGTATGCCTCATCGGTTTGATGAGGAGGGGAACCTTAAACCACCCGAGACGACGCCGTTACAAGCTGCAAAGGCAGAAATTGAGTCGTTGAAGCAGCGTTTGTTTGAGATGCAAAACGCAGCCATCGCCAAGGCGACTGGGGGTGAGGAATGAGAACACCCGTGGTCTATTCAGCGACGGACATCAAGTGCTGGAGTGTCTCAACGCAATTGAAAAACGGCTTGTACGCACCTGCTAGGCCTGAAAGTTGGCCTGGAATCAACATCAAAAAGCGCATTACTGCCGCGTGGATGGTGTTTACCGGAAAGGCGGACGTGCTTGTGTGGGGTGAGCAATGAGCAAACATACACCAGGGCCGTGGAAAATAATTACTTCATGGAATGACTATATGGTTGAGGGGCCTAATGGAGAAGAAATTATTTGGCAGGATGGCAATTACGACACCCCAACAATTAGTCTTGAAGACGCTTGCCTGATCGCCGCAGCCCCCAGCTTGCTCGAAGCACTAGAGGATGCCGTGAGCACCCAGCCAGCCGATAGTCCAATCAAGTGGGTGCTCCGCGCCCGCTCCGCTATCGCTAAAGCAAGGGGTGAGCAATGACAGACGTTGAGATACAACGTATGGCGCATAACCTCGGTCTTGTTCACCATACCGATCAAGTCAAAGTATTAGTACGGCAGATTCTCCGCAAGCACAAACCGCTGACAAAAACCGAGAAGATATATTTCAACCATCTTACTCAACCTTACTCGCTCATCGAGCTATCAGAGCACTTTGGATGCACGACAGAGGGCGCAAGGAAGCATCTAAAGGTGTTGATGTCAAAGGGATTGATCGAGAGAGAGTCGCGGTATAGGTGGACAGAGGGAAGGCATGGTGCTTGGGCCTGGTATTACCGGAGGAAGCCATGAAAGACTACGTTTCAGGGCATACCCACTGGATGACACCAAGTGACAAGACACCTCCTCTGGGAACTAAGATGCTTTTGCTGAACCCTGGAGGGGTCTGTGTGATTGGGCATTGGTCGGATTGGGCGGTTGCATGGGCTCCATTGCCAAAGGTTCCTGAGCACATAAAGGAGTTGCTGTGAGCGACAACGTCAACCATCCCAGACACTACACTGAGCATCCTTCGGGTGTTGAGTGCATCCAGATCACGGAGCATATGGGATTTAACCTCGGCAACGCAGTGAAATACATCTGGAGGGCTGACCTTAAGGGCAACCAGGTCGAGGATTTGAAGAAGGCAGTTTGGTATATCAACCGTGAGATACAAAGGATCAACAATGAATCTACATGAAGCAGCAGCTAAAGCACTTGCTCAAGACGTTATTCAAGACGCGATGGATTCTAGTGAGCTAGAATCACGAGTCCTGGCTTTAGTCAACATGAGCGTAGAACTACACAAAGCAAGCATTGATCTTCGACTACAAGCCGAGGAGCTTCTCAACTTTCTAACGGGGGAGTAAACTAACGATGGAACTCCTCCTGTGTTTGCCTGGCGCGATGCCAGGCTTTTTTTTGTGATCGCTGTCTACACATCCATCTTCGGGAGTTATGACCCGCTGCACTACGCTGTCAGGCAGTCCGTGCCTACGAACTTCTACGCGATT